CCGAGGTGAACGATCACCCGATGGAATCGAACGACTGGCTCCTCATCGACAAGTGTTACCGGAACACGAAGTCGGTCATCTGGTGGAATCGCATGGTCGCATCAACGCAACGGATGCCGGGGAGAAGCCGCCCGGAGACGCAGTTCTAAAATGAAGATATCCGTCATCTCGTCCTTCTACAACGGCGACCCCATGATCCCGTACTTCATGAGCCACTACGGCTACGCCGACGAGATCATCGCCATGTTCAACGACAACGGGCGGGCGATCGACGCGCCTACGGAACAGGCGATACTGAGTCACCAGAACGCACGCATCGTCGCATTCGACTACCCGGAGAACAAGGCCGACTACGCCTTCGCCATAAACAACCTCAACCAGATGATATCCAAGATCGATACTGACTGGCTCATCCACGTCCAGGGGGATGAACTCGTATTCCCCATTGGTATGCGGGACGTGCGGGAGACTCTCCGCGACGCTGATGGCGTCATCATCTACGCCCACCTGTGGTGGATATATCGCCACAGAACGGACGTTGACCTCGACCCGACGTTGCCGGCCATCTGGCAGAGGCGGCACGGGTATCCGGGGCGGGAGTTCTTCGGCGCGGTCAAGCCCGCGATCGTCAAGCCGTCTGCTGGGATCACTTACAGCATTGGCGCCCACAACTGCCACGCCGCACTCGGGGGAAAGTCGAGCGTCCGATTCGATGGGGCGCATTGGCTGAATGCTGACCCCGACATGGCCGTCAAGCGCAGGATGCGGGGTCGCCGGGAGAACGTCAGCCGGCGGAGCATCAACGACGGCATGGGCTCGCATATGTTCGACATTACGGAGAAGCAGATCCGGGACGAGTGCGAGAAGTATCTCGACGCGCCGCAGGTGTTCTGATGTTCAAGGACATATACAGAGACAAGGTCGTCCTCGTGACCGGGAACACCGGGTTCAAGGGATCCTGGCTCTCGGTCTGGTTGCGGGAACTGGGCGCACACGTCGTGGGATTCTCGCTCGATCCTCCGAGTGACCCGAACAACTTCACCGCATCGCACTTGGCGGATAGGGTGGCTCACGTTCACGGCGACATCCGCGACTTCAGTAAATTGGCCGAGACGTTCAATGACTACCAGCCCGAGTTCGTCTTCCATCTGGCCGCCAAGACGATCGTCAACACGTCCTACAAGGAACCGAAACTGACCTTCGACACGAACCTCGGCGGGACGGTCAACGTCCTCGAGGCCGTCAGGACAACGCCGAGCGTCAAGGTCCTCGTCAGCATCACGAGCGACAAGTGCTACGAGAACAAGGAGTGGGTCTGGGGCTATCGCGAGAACGACCCAATGGGCGGGCATGACCCGTATAGCGCATCAAAGGGTTGCGCGGAGCTGGCTTTCGGCGCGTATCTGCGCTCGTATGGCGGGATCGGAGCGGCGTCCGTCCGGGCCGGGAACGTCTTCGGCGGCGGCGACTGGGGGACGGACAGATTGCTACCCAACTGCGTCCGTGCGTTGAGCGATCACCGACCCATCGGCATCCGAAACCCCGCGTCCACGCGCCCGTGGCAGCATGCGCTTGAGCCGCTGAGCGGGTATCTCTGGCTCGGCGCGATGCTTGCTGAGGACCCCGTCCGCTATTGCGGCTCGTGGAATCTCGGCCCGGAGGCGGACAACAACATCACCGTCGTAGAGTTCGTCGAGCGGCTCATCAAGTATTGGGGTCACGGGTGTTGGGAGAACACGGGCGTTGCGAACGCTCCGCACGAGGCGACTCTCCTGAACTTGAACTGCGACAAGGCCCGCACGGAACTCAAGTGGCGCCCCACTATCGGATTCGACGAGGCGTTGATGATGGCCGTTGACTGGTACAAGGAATACTACGAGGGTCGATCCATCGACATGTATCACGCGTGCGCGGGGCAGATCAAGCAGTACTCGATCCGCGCCGCGTCGAAGGGACTGCCTTGGGCGGAGGAATGATGACGTCTGAATCGACCCGCCAGCGAATCCTGAAGCTCGTCCACGAGTACCACAAGGAGACGTTCGGAGCGAAGGACCCGCACATCGTGAACTACGCGGGACGGGTGTTCGACTCGGACGAGATGCTCTGCCTCGTCGATGCGAGCCTCGACTTCTTCCTCACGGCGGGTCGATACGCCAAGCAGTTCGAGACTGACTTCGCCAAGTACCTCGGGCTATCGAACGCGTTGCTCGTGAACTCCGGCTCATCGGCGAACCTCGTTGCCTTGACGACGCTCACGTCGCCCAAGCTGAAGGATAGGCGTCTGCGGCCGGGAGATGAGGTATTGACCGTGGCCTGTGGATTCCCTACGACGCTCAATCCCATCCTACAGAACCAACTCGTCCCGGTGTTCGTGGACGTGAACCTGGGCGACTACACGGCCATCCCCGAGCGGATATGCGAAGCGATAGGGTCGAAGACGAAGGCCATTATGATGGCCCATACTCTCGGAGTCCCCTTTGACCTTGATGTCGTTATGGATCTCGTAAAGAAATACGACCTATGGCTCATCGAGGACAACTGCGATGCTCTCGGGTCGCGATACCAGGGTCTATTGACCGGGACGTTCGGCCACCTCTCGACGTTCTCGTTCTACCCGGCCCATCACATCACGATGGGCGAGGGCGGATGCGTCGCCACGGATGACGATGAACTGGCAAGAATCGCCCTCTCGTTCCGCGACTGGGGACGGGACTGCCGCTGCAGGGGTGGGGAAAATGGAATATGCGGCGATCGGTATGGTCAGCAATTCGGCACACTCCCCGAAGGCTACGATCACAAGTACGTCTACAGCCACATCGGATACAACCTCAAGGTGACGGACATGCAGGCGGCGATCGGTTGCGCCCAACTTAACAAACTTGATAAGTTCACGGCCTGCCGCAAGTCGAACTTCAAGCGACTGTCCGAGATTATGGCGCCGTATCAAGACCGCCTGATTCTCCCGCGCGCGCTAGAACACTCCGACCCATCGTGGTTCGGATTCGCCATCACCGTCCGCCCGGACGCAGGGTTCACGAGGAACGAACTCACGCGTCACCTTGAGGCCGACCGAATAGAGACGCGGAACCTCTTTGCTGGAAACCTCTTGCGCCACCCCGCCTACGAGGGCATCCCGCTCAGGGTCGTGGGCGACCTCCAAAACTCCGACCTCGTCACGACGAACACGTTCTTCATCGGCGTCTATCCGGGCATTGGGGACGCTCAGTTGGAATACATCAAGGCGAGCGTGGACAAATTCATGCGGGGGCGAAGATGAGCGACAAGATGCCGGTCGTCATCCTCTGCGGCGGGAAGGGGACGCGCCTGAGCGAGAAGACCGGGACGATTCCGAAGCCGATGGTCAAGGTCGGAGACCGCCCGATCATCTGGCACATCATGAAGCACTACGCGCACTACGGACACACCGAGTTCATCCTCGCCTTGGGCCACAAGGGCCACGAGATCAGATACTACTTCGACAATTTCAAGGACGAGGACTGGACAGTACATCTCGTCGACACGGGCGAGGACACGCTCACGGGAAATCGCCTGAAACGAGTGGGGCATATCATCTGCGGCAGGACGTTCCTGATGACCTACGGGGACGGCGTGGGGACGGTGGACATCAACAAACTCGTCGAGTTCCACGAGGCACACGCGGGCCTGGTCACGCTCACAGCCGTATGCCCTCCCGCGAGATTCGGGGCTCTCGAGTTCAAGGGTGACCGCATTTCGCATTTCAAGGAGAAGTCCGTCAGCAAGGGCGCATGGATCAACGGCGGGTTCTTCGTCATCGACCCCGCAGCCCTTCAATGGGTCGAGGGCGAAACGATGTGGGAACACGCGCCGATGGAGCGACTAGCGGAACTCGGGCAACTCTACGCCTACAAGCACGAGGGATTCTGGCAATGTATGGACACGCTCCGCGACCTCCTATATCTCGAATCTCAATGGGCGGGCGGAAACCCGCCGTGGAAAACATGGTAGAACAGACTGACCTCGATCACGTCTTGGATCACACCCGCGATCTCTGGGAAGAGTTGCGGGGCGAGCGTCTGTTCATCACGGGCGGGACGGGGTTCATCGGGTCGTGGCTACTCGACACGTTCGAGTACATCAATGATAAGTTGAACTTGAACGCTTCGGCCGTAGTGTTGACGAGGGGTCAGCACGACGCGCGCCCCGGCATCTCCTTCCATCCTGGCGACGTGCGCACATTCATACCTCCTAGGGGCGAGTTCCCCTTCGTCATCCACGGGGCCGTGGAATCCAGCACGGACACCTATCTTGCCGACCAGTTCGATGTCATCACGAGAGGGACGAACCGCGTTCTGAGCTTCTCGGAATTGGCAGGAACGAAGAGGTTGCTCTTCCTCAGTTCCGGCGCAGTATATTCGGGAACGTCGTCCTATGCCGAGGGTAAGCGGATCGGGCAGATCATGTGTTCGTTCTCTCCCGTCCCTTCGATGATAGCGCGGCTCTTCTGTTTCGTCGGCCCGTATCAGCCGCTCGACAGCCACTTCGCCATCGGGAACTTCATCCGGGACGGACTCGCCGGAGGGCCGATACGGGTATCGGGCGGCGGCATGGTACAGCGTTCCTACCTCTACGCGGCAGACCTTGCCATCTGGCTATGGACGATCCTGTTCCGCGGCGCACCGGGGCAACCCTACAACGTCGGCTCCGAAGATGTCGTGACGATAGAGGAGTTGGCCCATCGGGTCGCCGAGGCGTTCCACCCCGCGGTGAAAGTGGAAATCACTCCGGGGAGCGTCTCAGACAGATACGTTCCCCCGTCCGTAGCCGGCGCGACCCAACTAGGACTACGGCAATGGATCGGGTTGGACGACGCCATAGGCCGAACGATCAGGTGGCACTCATGATGGTCAAGAAGGTCGGCCATGTCGGCCTCGTGGTGCGCGACCTCGATCTGTCCGTCGCCTTCTACGAGGGGCTTGGTCTCGTCCTCTGGAAACGAATGGTTCGGTCGGGACCATTCACGGACGCGATGGTCGGGATTCCCAACGTGAAATTGGAGTGGGCGAAGATGCACGCTCCCGATGGTTCGGAAGTGGAACTCATCCAGTATCATTCGCTCCCGGATTACTCGACACTACGCAACGCCCCATCGAATCGCAGGGGATGTTCGCACGTTGCCTTCGTCGTGGATGATCTCGCACGGGCGTGTGAACAAATCATCCGCACGGGAGGGTCTGTCGTGAACCATCCGACCCCCGAATGGAACTCTGTTTATTGTCACGACCCGGATGGAATAATCGTGGAGTTGGTGCGCGCATGATAACGCTCAAGTCCCCGTCGCCGCTTTTCGTCTTCGAGATGGCAAACAACCACATGGGCGATGTCGAGCATGGCGTCCGCATCATCCGCGAGTTCCGCGAGGTCGTGAAGGGGCGGGACTTCCGGTTCAGCTTCAAGTTACAGCTACGGGACGAGTCCTATATCCACCCCGACCATCGCGCACGGAAAGATCACAAGTATATCAAGCGGTTCACGGAAACCATACTAAGCAGGGACGATTTTTCACGAATCAAGGACGAGATCACGGCCAACGGGTTCATCTCGATGTGTACCCCTTGGGACGAGCCGAGCGTCGAGGTGGTACAGAAATTGGGGTTCGATATCCTCAAGGTCGCCAGTTGTTCGTTCATGGACTGGCCATTGCTCGAGCGTATCGCCCAGGTCAATATGCCCATCATCGCCTCGACTGCGGGTGCGACGCTCGACGACATCGACAAGGTCGTGGCGTTCCTGTCGCATCGGAATAAATCATTCGCCATCATGCATTGCGTCGGAGAATATCCGTGCCTCCGCAACCATCTGGAACTGAATCAGATAGAGTTGTTCAGAAACAGATACCCCGGAATCCCAGTCGGGTTCTCCACGCACGAGGAGCCGGAGAACTACGACAGCGTCAGGATCGCCGTGGCAAAGGGTGCGTCGATATTCGAGAAGCACGTCGGCGTCCCGACTGAGAGTTATGCGCTGAACGCCTATTCCGCAACCCCCGCGCAGGCGGCGAAGTGGCTGGACGCTGCCGCTGACGCCATCTCCATCTGCGGTGTGACGGGGCGCAGGAAAGACATCACGGCCAAAGAGGTCGAGGACATCCAGCCGCTCTACCGTGGCGTCTACGCCAGCCGCGAGATTCTCAAGGGGGAACGCGTCAAGGAGAGCGACGTCTTCCTCGCCATGCCGAACGTCGCCGGGCAGGCCGTCGCGTCAAGTATCTCCAAGTACAACGAACTCACGGCGGAGATGGATATCGCCTCGGGCGCGCCCGTGATGGAAGGCGCCGTCCGCGCGCAGGGGCTTCGCAACCACGTCAACCAGATCAGGTATCGGCTGAAGTCGGTTCTCCAGGAGGGCCGGATAGTCCTCCCGCCTCGCGTCGAGGTCGAAATCTCCACGCACTACGGCATCGAGCGATTCGACCAATGGGGGGCCGTGCTGGTCAAGGTTCTCAACCGCGCCTACTCCAAGATGCTCATTGTCATGTTCCCTGGCCAGTCCTACCCGCGCCATTTCCATCGGCAGAAGGAGGAGAGCTTCCACCTCCTGCGCGGGGACTTGAACGTCGAGGTCGAGGGCGTGCGGCGGGAGTTGAAGGCCGGAGACCTGCTCTCCGTCCTCCCCGGCGTGCGCCATAGTTTCCAGACAAGGGGCGGGGCCATTATCGAGGAGATTTCTACGACGTATCTTAACGGCGATTCCGTCTATGAAGATGAATCGATAAACAAGAACGCGAACCGCAAGATCGAGTTGACTCTCTGGTCGCAAGGGGTCGAGGACTGATGAGACTTTCCGATTACGTCATGTCCTTCCTCGTCGCCGAGGGGGTTCGTGACATCTTCCTCGTCCCCGGCGGGGGGAATATGTACCTCGTGGACTCGGCGGGTCGTCAAAAGGGTCTCGCTTATGTGGCGTGCCTCCATGAGCAGGCGGCGGCGATCGCGGCGGACGGATACGCCCAGTTCACGGGGAACCTTGGGGTCGCACTTGTGACCACGGGGCCAGGCGGTACCAACGCCGTGACGGGGGTTGCGGGCGCGTGGACGGAATCGACGCCGATGCTCATCCTGTCCGGCCAGGTCAAGACTGCCGACATCAGGGCCAATGACCAAACGAGGACGCGGGGGTTCCAAGAGATAGACATCGTCTCCGTCGTCCGTCCAATCACAAAGCATGCGGTCACAATCAAGGAACCGAGGATGATCCGCTACCATCTCGAGAAGGCCGTTGTGGTTGCGCGGACGGGACGCAAGGGTCCGGTCTGGCTGGATATCCCACTCGATGTTCAACGGGCGGAGGTCGAGCCGGATAAACTTCAGCCATTCACGCCTACCCCGAACTGGTGGGCGAATGACGTTCCGGCTCATGTCGGATCAACCCTCGAGTTGTTGTCGCAATCCGAACGTCCAGTCATCCTCGCGGGGCATGGCATCAGGTCGGCAGGGAAGGAAACACTATTCCGGGAGTGCGCAGCCAAGCTTGGCGTCCCCGTCCTCGCGACGTGGCGGGCGTGCGACGTCGTGGGAGATGATCACCCACTCTATTGCGGCCGGCCGGGGGCGTTGGGCCAACCCGGAGCGAACATCATCATGCAAGACGCGGACTTATTACTCTCCATCGGGGCGCGTCTGGACTTCGGGCAGATAGGATACGATTCCGACTTTATCAACCGCGAGACAAAGAAGGTCGTCGTGGACGTTGACCGCAGGGAACTCCACAAGCATCCGTTCCCGATTGACGTTCCAGCCGAGGCGGACGCGGGGCTATTCCTTGAGGAACTCTATGCCAGGCTTCCAGGACTCGTTCCACGCAACCGGCAAGCGTGGCTTGATAGATGCCTGTCATGGAAGTTGCTCGGAACTCCAGATCCGTTCATCGATGTCTTATCCAACGCGTTGGCGCCGGACGACCTATTGGTTCCGTGTAGTTCGGGGTCTGGGGCGAACACGTTCATGCGGGACTTCCGCGTGAAGTTTGGGCAACGCGTCCTGAATAGCCCCGGTTTCGGAGCGATGGGATACGACATCCCGCAGTCGATTGGCGCGTGCCTCGCGAGCGGTCGGCGCACGATATGCGTTGTCGGAGACGGCGGGTTCCAACTCAACATCCAGGAACTAGAGACCGTCCAGCGTCTCGGACTTCCGGTCAAGTTCTTCTACCTTAACAACGGCGGGTATGCCTCGATCCGGTCAACTCAGAGGAAATACTTTGAGGGACGATTTGTTGCGAGCGACCCCGCAAGTGGCCTCACTCTCCCCGACATATCGAGGATCGCCGAGGCATATCTCATTCGCTCGAACAGGGTCGAGGGACCGGCGGAACTCGAAGAACGTGTCCGCGAGGCGCTCGATGCTCCGGGGCCGTTCATCTGCGAAGTGATGGGAGATTGTTTATGAGGCGTAATTGTCCATACTGTACCGCCTACGACCCGCGCGTCCTGCTCGTCAATCGGTGGACGGCCCCGACCAAGGGGTCATTCCACGAAGGATATGACGTGGTCGAGTGCGGCGTCTGCGGCGGTGTTTATGCAGATAACATTCCTGACGCCGGTGTCATCAACGAGTATTACTCCTCGCAGTCGAAGAAGGCGCAGGGCTGGAAGGCGAACGATTACGCCGACCCGGACGGACACGTCTTCCTACACCGGGCCACGAAGAAGTGGGTTGATGAGAACGTGGTCATCGCGGGGAACGTCCTGGAGATCGGTTGCTTCACCGGACACCTGATGTCGATGTGGTCGGGCGAGCGTGAGATATACGGATACGACCCGTCCCGATTCGGGCGCGAGGTGGCTAAACTCAAGTATGGATTCGACACGGATGTGGCGAACCGGTTCCACGACACGCGGTTCTACAAGAACGGGGCCAAGTTCAGTTTCGTCATTCTCTCTCATGTCGTTGAACACATTGCGGATATCGAGGCGTTCTTCGAGGACATCAGGCCCGCGCTCGCGGATAATGGCATTCTGTACATCGAGGTCCCGGACATCACGAACTGGTTCCCGGCGGCGGACGACGCGCACTTCCACACCAACGATCGCGAACCGATGCTCCAACTCGGGGCGGAACACATCAACTATTTCAGCCCGACGAGTCTTCGCCGGATGATGGCGCGACTCGGCTACGAGTGCGTGAAGTGCGAGAGCCGGTTCGACACGCTGGCCGTCCTGTCGTCGGTCTGGAAGTTGCGGGCCAAGTCGGACGACGCGAAATACATCGCCCGGTATATCGACAACTGCGCGGCGGTGTTCGCTCGGCACAACGCCACGATGAAGAACATCCACGGGCGCGTGTACGTCTGGGGTGCGGGCGGGCATACGCAACGGATGTTGCAATGGAGCGAGATGGGGAAGCTGGACATCCTCGCGTTCATCGAGACGAACGCCGACTATCACGGCGGGATGTTGGCCGGGAGGCCGATCATCGGACCCGGAGAGATTTATGATAAACGGATTCCCATCATCGTGTCCAGCCTGATGTACCAGGATTCGATAGTGGCCCAGATCGAGGACATGGGACTCGAGAATCCGGTCATAACCTTGTATCAAATGAATAATTTATAGGAGTCCAATATGGCAATAGGATGGTTCGTTGACCTGGCCGAAGCGAACACATATTTTACAAACGAAAGGTTGGAGACGGAGGCGTGGGACGACCTCACCCCCGCCGCGACGATGAAGCCCAAGGTCATCACCAACGCCTACAACCGACTCTACTACGACATCCGGTGGACGTTGCCAACCTATGCCGCCGCCACCGCTGCGGAACGCGAGATTCTGAAGCGGGCGAATGGCGAGATGGCCTATTACCTCGCCGTTCACTTGGAGGACGAGGATCGGCGCAAGGGACTCCAGGCACAAGCCACCATCGAGGCAGGTGTCGTCAAGGAGAAGTACGACGCGGCACGACTCGACGAGGCGCCCGTCCCCGCGGTGGTCATCGCGATGCTCGCGCCGTGGCTCACGCTGTTGGATCATTTCGGTGCGGTAGACCTGTGCCGCGATGAGGAAGAATCGGTCAATACGAAGGTGTGTGATTTTTAACTAGTCAAGGACATGAATGATATCCAACGGCTCGAGAGAATCTACGGAGCGGCGGGGAGAGAACTGCGCCGTATCCTGTCGCTCGAGCCGGGGGTCGCTCGCGTGCGGGCAAGGGAGATCGTCAAAGTGCTGAACATGGCCGTCGACAAGTGGGCGAACGACGCCATCCCGCGCGCGTATGCGAAGGGCGCACGACGGACGCGCACGTCGCTCGAGATCCTTGGCCGGAAACGCAGGCACCCGCCCATCGAGGACAGGCCACGCCGACTCATCGACGATTTGATGCTCCTCCTCATCCGGGCGAATAACTCCATCCCCACAACGGTTGACAGATACCTCGCGGCCGTGGCGGTGGCGGAGCGGACGGTGGGCGCGGCGCGTGTGCGGGAGTTCAGCTTCAGTCAGGCCGAGGGCGACATCGGACGGCTTGCGGCAGAGGCGGAACTCAAGGAGAAAAGCCGGGGTTGGCTATCGCAACAGGTGAAGGTCTTCCTGCGCACGCTCATCGAGGACGACGAGTTCATTGAGATAAACGGGCGCATGTACCGGATGAACAAGTACGCCGAACTCGTGGCGCGGACGACCATGCGGGAGTCGCAGACAGCGGCGACGCTCGACCTGTGCAACCAGTACGAGAACGACCTCGTCGTTATCTCCGACCACGGAACCGACTGCGAGGAGTGCGAGGAGTTCGAGGGGAACACCTACTCCATCAGCGGGACGAGTACGGAATACCCGATGCTCGAAGATGAGCCGCCGTTTCATCCGAACTGCAAGCACGTCCTCTTGGCGACGAGCGAGGAGGGGATCGCCCTGGAGCGGGAACGCGGGGAGTCGGACCTGGCCAAGCAAATCCGCGAGGGCCAGGAAGCCGTCGAGTGGAGGAACGTCCGATGAGTCTTGTGAATGCGTACTGCGTCGATGAAGTCACCATCCTCAAATACATGGGGAACGACACCTGGGGCGAGCCGTTGAGCGGCGAGGTCATCACGATCAAGGGATACGTCGAATGGAAGACGCGACTCATCCGCGACCAGAAGGGCGAGGAGGTTGTGTCGTCGATAATGATCTATCTCCCGAAGCGCAAACTCTTGAACGCACTCGGGCGGAGGTTGCTCCTTGAGGACAGGATAATCGTTGACCAGGGCGGAGTCGAGATATACAGCGGCATGCCGGACGCGAGCGAAGACCGGGCCATCGTCGACATCCGGCAACCAAAAGACTTCTCGCATTCACATTACGAAATCTATCTGGCTTAGTCACACATGAGCATGACGGTTGATTTCAGCGACTTCGAGAAGGGGTTGAAGAAACTCGTCAAGGAGTCGGAGCCGCGCGAGACCGCCAAGGGTCTGTTCAAGGCTGGGAGCCAACTCATAAAAGACGCCATCAACATGAAGCCCTATGTCCCCTTCGATGAGGGTCATCTGCGCGGCGCAGGCCGGACGGACCCGGCAGAGGTCACGACTGGCGGCGCCGAGGTGACGGTCGGGTTCAACAAGGAATACGCGGCCCGCTGGCATGAACTCACGCCGGAAGAAAATGCCAAGATTAACTGGACTCTAGAGAATTCCGGTCGAAAGTATCTTGAATCGAAAATGGCCATGTTCAAGAACGACTACATGAAGATGGTCGCGGACCATCTCGCCAAGGTTCTCGGAGGACCCAATGTTTAAGGAAATCGTGACGCTCATCTCCGGCCTGACGGGATTCGCCGTCGGCACGAAACTCCAGGCCGGCCATTGGCTCCAGGACAAACCCGTGCGTTGCGTTCTCGTGCAGGAGTCGGGCGGCGTGCCGTATTTCTACCCGAACACCGACATGGTAGACATGGCCATCCAGGTCCTCTGCCGCGCAGCGACGTACTGGGAGGCCCGCGACGATGCCTGGACCGTCTACGATGCCGTCCACGGCACGAGCGCATGGAACATGCCGCGCCTCGTCGGGATAGGCGACGACTATCTCGTCACGACGGTCAACGCTCTTTACGCACCGCAATACCTCGGTGAGGACGATAACCGCCGACATCTTTTCTCTACGAATTACATTTTCAGAGTCGAAGAAGGCTCATGCCCCGAAGGGTCGGGTTCGGTATGAGCTATCTCAATATTTTATAGGAGGGCAAAATGCCCGTATCACCCATGTTGGACAAGGGTCCCGCCGAAATCGTTTGGGGTTATGGCGAGTCGGACAGCGCCTATCTCGGTCACACCCTGGGCGACATCAAGGTGGTCATGGAGACCAACTCCTCGGACATCAACGAGGACCAGGCCGGAACCGCCGCCGTCGATGCCGTGCTGACCGGCTCCACGTTCACGATCGAGGTCCCGCTGACCCGGCTGAGCGTGGCCGAACTCGCGCGCGTGTTGAACACCGTGGCGAGCGGATGCGTCATCCCGATCGAGAACCAGATCGGCTGCTCGCTCTACAACCTGGCGAAGGAACTGGTCATCAAGCCGCTCTGCGGGAACGTCATCTCGACGAACCCCTGCGAATGGATTCACCTCTACAAGACCTATCCCATCGCCGGGTTGGACCTGACCTACAACTTGGACACGCAGCGGATCTTCCCGGTCAAGTTCAAAGTGTTCGTCTCTCAGGAGAGCGGGTACGAAGGACTGTTCGGCACCATCGGGATGGACAGCGGCGCGAGCGAACTCTAAGGACGATGGTGTTATGCCAGTCGTTCTGAAACTCGACACGAAACCTACGCTGTTCGAGCCGATCGAGGTCGAGATCGACGGCGTGCTCTTGCGCGTGCGAGAGATCACGCTCGGGATGTTGGAGCGTATCCAAGCGCTTCAGATGGACGCCGCGGCCGGGTCCGCGACGGCTATCCGCGAGAACCTCGAGGCGTTACTCGAGGGCGAGGTCGCCGTGTTGCAGAAACTTCCTCTCACGAAGTTGGCGCAGTTGATCACGGTCGTCGTCGAGCGGTCGATCAAGCCGGGGACAGAAGAAAAAAACGGGTCCGGGCCAGGGGCCGAATCGTTGCCCTCGTAGCCGGGGAATTCCCTGGCCTGTTCACGTTCCGGGAGTTCCTGGCGATGGACGTCAGGGACTTGTTCTTCTGGGCTGCGGAAGCGAATCGGAAGGGGCTAGTCCGTAGAACGGAGGCGGCCAATGCGGCACTATTACCGCATCAGGAAACGAAGGACGTCCGACAGTACATGGATTCGCTTCGGGCCGAGATGATGGAACTTGAACACGAGGGCGAGGTGGAGAAGTTAGACCGCGAGAACGAGAAGCGGATCGCGGAGGCGCGGGTCAAGATGGACGCGAAGCGGGCGAGGCTGAAGGCGGCGCGGGAGGCCGGCGAGCCGGTCGTGCGTAGGCGACCCCGAAAATCGTCAAAGGCAAAGGTGATACGATGAATACAGGCGGAGCGTTCGTCGCGGGGTCGATTGTCGGGAAACTCCTGCTTGACAAGTCCGGCTGGAACACGGCCATCAAATCAGTCGACAAGGATACCGCGGAACTCATCAAACAGGCGGAGAAGGTAAGCGCGGCCCATCAGAAAGTCGGACTTATGTTCACCGGCGTCGGCCTCGCCGTCGTGGGATCGCTCACGGCGATGGTCAAGAAGACGGCCGACTTCGGCGACAAGCTCTTCGACCTTAGCCAGATAACCGGGATATCGGCGGCCACGTTGTCGTCGTTCAAGCTCGCCGCCGACAAGAGCGGGACATCGCTCGAAGGAATAGCTCTCGGATTGCGGTTCCTCGGCAGAAACATGGCGGCGGCGGTCGCTGGCACCGGGGCGGCCAAGGACGCGTTCAAGGCGTTGGGTATTGCCGTCGCCGATTCGGCCGGAAAACTCCGTCCGATGGACGAGGTGATGATGGAGGTGGCCGACAGGTTCGCCTCTATGGAAAATGGTGCAGAAAAGACGGCGCTTGCCATTAAGTTGTTTGGCAGGAGTGGGTCCGAACTCATCCCGTTCTTGAATCTCGGGCGGGCGGGATTGGCGGAGTTGAGGAAAGAGGCGGAACGTCTTGGCATCGTCATGTCGGACACGGATGCCGCAGCCAGCGATAAATTCAAAGATGCCCTCGTTTCCCTGGAGGCTTCTGTCAAGGGCGTCGGGATGACAATAGGCAAGACATTAATTCCGATAGCTCAACAGTTGGCCGACATGTTCACGCGAGTCATATCTGGCGTTAACGAAACCATGAACAAGAATGGTCCGCTCACACAACAACTCGCAGAGATGGCCGGAGTTTTTGGAGTAGTCGCCATCGCGGCGGGCGGATTCCATCTCGCACTTTCTATCGGGATCAGGACGATGGCCACTACGGCGGCCGCATTACAAACTACCGTTGGGGCCTTGACCATCACCACGGCTGCATGGACGGCTCTCGCGTCGGCTGTCGTATTCTACATCCTGAAACTTCAGGAACTTGAGACGGCCAAGGCTGACTTGAATCGGGCCGATGAGGCATTCTGGGAGATGCAGGGACGGATCATCACGAAACTCCAGGACGTTGCGACCGTGGCCGGGATACACCACGACGCGATGGCTGAACTTTACAATAGCTATGGCGCCGGAAACGTTGCGTTAGCCGAGCAGGCCATCCGCATGGGTGAGTGGGAATCGAAGTTCCCCGGCATCACGGCGGCGCTTGAACAGGTCGCGGCAAAATCCAAGGCGGCCTATGATGCGCTCCATCCTCTCGCTATCGCCGTCCACGGGCTGACCGTAGAGCAGGAAGCACTATTGACTTCCCTGAAGGCTACGTTTGGAAGCGATGTCCGTAAGGAAATAGCGGAAACGGAGGCGACTCTCGCCGCTTACAAGAAAACCAACGATGCAACACCAGCGGGGGTGAAGGCCCTCGAAGATCGCATTGAGGCGCTCCGCGCGTCCCTCGAGAAAATCAACCCCACGTTTCAGACGTTAGAAGAAAGACTTGAGACGGTCAACGATGACGTGCGGATGTTCCGCATGTTCGGGGTCGATGCGGCGAATTCCGTGAACAACTCCTTCGGGACTCTCGGCGACGTAGTCGGAGGGACGCTCGGGGATATCATCAATTCCGCGGATGCCATAGACCCAGACATGTTCAAGGGCATCGGAACGGCGGTGACCGATATCTACAATACCGTCAAGAAGGAGGCCATCGACCCTCTGGCGAAGGCGTTCGATGGCCTCTACAACGACATTGCCACGGGATTCGCCAACGCCATCGAGGGCCTGTTCTCCGGCCTGTCGAAGGCCGAGAAGAAGAGGAAGACTGACCTCCAGGCCGAACTAAGGGAACTAGACAAGGCGTATGCCCGAGGCGAGATAAGCCTAGAGGAGTACACGGCCAAGTATAAGGAAACGCATGACGAGATGATGGCGATAACGGGCGGGTTCTCCAAGTTCTTCTCGAGCATCTGGGGGACGATCAAACAGGCGTTCTTCCGCGTCATTGGCGAGATGGTCGCGGGGTTCATCATCAATTTCGTGAAGAAGATCATCGTCCAGTTAGGCATCGTTAAGGCATTTATGTCCGCACTTGGAATCGGCGGTAGTGGACGACTCGGAAATGCGGCGGTTTCGGCGGCGGGTGGCGCGATTGGCGAGACGATGGCATCGGGTGCCGCCGCGGCCGGGGCAACGGCCGGGACGTCGATAGTTTCAGCTTGGGTATTGCCCGTTGCATTCGCGGCCGTTTGGTTGGGGATGTTGTTCGGGCGCCTCTTTGGGAAATCGGCCGCCGATAAATGGAAAGAGGCCTTCGATGCCAAGATGAAGGCGAAATATGGGGCGGATTGGTCGATTCCGCCGACGGTCATCTCTCGCGGCAGTTTATCAAAACCGGCTACTCCTTCTCCACCCAACGCTGACCTACCCGGATCGGTTATCCCTTATTCCGAATGGGCGGCCGGATTCGAGGGCATCATCTCGAAACCGACACATGCGCTCATCGGCGAGGCGGGGCCGGAATATGTTTCCATCCAACCACTCAATGCGGCAACGATGCCGAGATTCAATTCTGCTCCGGC